AGTTGAGGCCTATGCAGACGATCCTCAGACCTTGATAGATAACCCGGAACTAGAGGGTAAGACCGAACAGTTCAAGAAGTTTGCTATGGAAGAAGCCAACAACAGCGTACCTATGAAGATATTGGTCTCAGCTTTCTTACACGAAAACTCATCCGGCAAGATACCTAACAAGGGTAAGATGTTTGAGAAAGGTAGTGGCGGTGCTAACGTCAAACCAGTACCCACAACAGGTAAAATCTCTATGGAAGAAGCAAGAAAACTAAGAGAGACCGACTATGATAAGTGGAAGGAAAAATTAAACGCTGGACTGATTGAATCGGATTTCTGAACCTAAGGTCTTGCTTGACATAATGTAATTGTATATTCTATTATGACGGTAGATAACTCCAAACTCCGGAAGCGGAACGGCTAATAATCTAATTTATTAGTTAGTAAAAATATGTCCGCATACGGAACAAAACTAGCAGAAGGATTTTCCAGCAAAGTCATGCAGGTGTTGTATGACAGGAATCTCTTGGATGCGATAGTCAACCGAGACTATGAAGGAGAAATCAACGGAGTCGGAAGTAAGCTCAATATCCTAGATTTCGACAAATTATCAGAAAAAACCTACGAGAATACAACCTTAACGGCTGATTCCCTAACCGAGAACAATGGTCAACTGGTCATTGATCAATACAAATCGTTCTATTGGAAAGAGAAAACCCTAGCCAAATGGTTATCGTATATCAAGAATCCACACCCAACCATCGTAACTCAAGTTGCTAACGAGAGATCTAAAAACATGGACACGTTTGCTCTTGCTAAATATGGTGATGTCGGAGCAGGTAACTGGGAAGGTACTTCGTACACAACCGGTACTGTTACAATCACTGCAACCACTGGTGCAGTAGTTGGTTCGGGAACAACCTTCACCGAAGATATGGAAGGTAAACCATTCAAAGCTCTTGGACACACGACATGGTACAGAGTTAAGACTTTTACCAGTACAACCGAAATCGTGATTGAAGATGACAAGGACGATGACACCTCCGCTTATACCGGTGGCGCAATCGATGCTGGTGCTACTTTCGAAGTTCAAGCTGCAACTGTTAAGACCATTACCGCTGCAAACATTCTTTCAAGTGTCGCTGCTCTTAAAGAGATGCTCGACCTCGCTGAAAAGAATGGTTACTCCTCAGTTCCAGACACTGATCGTTTCCTAATCGTTCCTCCAGAGTTTGAGACAATCCTCGTTCAAGGAACAGGAATCGCTCTACACGTCCCAGCAGTCTATGAGGAATTAGTCAAGAAAGGATTTATTACCGAGCTTCAAGGCTTCAAGGTATTCAAATCCAACCGCCTATCAGGAAACAACACTGACGGATACTACGTCATTGCCGGACATCCAATGTGGATGACCTTCGCTGAGAAAGTGTTAGATGCAAGAATGGAAGAAGATTTGATTGGTGATTTCGGAACAGCCTTCAAAGACCTGTTCGTCTACGGAGCTAAAGTGAAAGATGCTCGCAGACACATGGCCGCAGTAGGTTTCTGGAAGTTCTAATCATTAGTTATTAACAAATGGGGGTTGGGTTAAGTCTCAACCCCCACGAGAAGGATTATGGCTACATTTGAAATAAAAGAAAACCTACCAAGAGAAACAAAAGACGAAATTAAAAGAATAGAAGCTATTGATAGCGGTCAGAGAATGACCACAGAAGCAGCTTTCTTAACATCTCTTGCTCCCTACCTTACCAACAGAGTTCTTAGATGGGATACAACCCTCCCACTATCTCCACAAAACACCTTAGCTCATCTAGATGGAGACCTAATCCTCGAAGCCCAAGGTGAAACCCTCCCCACAGACTACTCCGGGTTCAAAGTTGGTGCTATGTTCTATTTGTTAGGTGTTTATGGTCGTACTCCTTATTTCAATGTAGGTACAACCTCCTCAGCTCGATGGTTGATTGCTTACCCAACAGCAGAATCTCCTTCAGCCTCTGCATCAGTATCTCCTTCTGCTAGTGCAAGTAAATCTGCATCAGCTTCAGCTAGTAAGTCAGCCTCTAAGTCCGCCTCTGCTTCTGCCTCCTCGTCCGCCTCTAAATCAGCTAGTAAGTCGCTATCTCCTTCAGGCTCTGCGAGTCCTTCGTCCTCAGTATCTAAATCCGCATCTCCTTCAGCCTCAGCCAGTCCTTCGGGTAGTGCTTCACCTTCCGGCTCATCGTCAGCTTCTAAGAGTCCTAGTGCTAGTGCAAGTCCTTCAGGATCAGTCTCACCGACTGGTTCACCATCTCAAAGTCCTAGTGCATCAGGATCTAAGTCTGAATCCCCATCAATTAGCCCTTCAGGTAGTATGAGTCCTTCAGCATCAGCCAGTAGGTCTGCAAGTAAGTCTTACAGCCCTTCAGCCTCTATCTCACCTTCGGCTAGTGCAAGTCCTTCAGCCTCTATCAGCTTCCCATAAGCTAGTTGACAGAAAACAATTCTTGTGTGTAGTATGTGTATATGCAGCGTAAGAATGTATTTCTGAACGATAAACAAATCAGTTTCCTATTAGAGAACAAAGAGCTAAACATCTCCGATCATATTCGTAGAGCTTTAGATGAGTATATTGAACGATTAAAGTCCGAAAGGGCTACTTCTTCTGCGTCAAAAATTATAAATAAATAATATGGAAGATACATTAACACCAGTATTAACACCCAAGCCAGTTGTCAAAGCTATGACCTTCTACGATGCTCTTAAAAAACTAGCATCAGGTAGCAAGATTACTCGTGAGTCTTGGAAGAACAACGACTACTGCCTAATGAAAGATGGCTTTCTTAGTATTTTTAGAGAAGGAACATTCTACACATGGTCTGTTAATGATGGCGATGTTGAAGGAGTAGATTGGATAACTAAATAATATGCCCGAACTAAGCGTAATCATCCCTAATAGAAACTCACCCTTTACCACTCAGACGATAAACGATGTCTTAAAGAATGCTGGCTGTGATGTTGAAGTAATCGTCAACGTAGACGAGAACTGGCCTACACCGCTTGTAGAGGATGCTAGGGTTCACTATATTCACCCCTCGTCCCCGATAGGACTAAGACAGGCTATAAACACCTGCGTCAAGATGGCTAAAGGCAAGTACATAATGAAAACAGACGATCACTGTGCTTTTGGAGAGAACTTTGGCAGAATCTTGATTGACAACCACGCTGAAAACAACTGGGTACAGATTCCTAGACGATATGCTTTAGATGCCGAGAACTGGAAGATAGGTAACGAGGGTGATTCCAAGTATCCGGTGGATTATATGTACCTAGACTTCCCAAGAAAAGGTAAAGAACACGATGATGGGATGCATGGAGTTCCATACAAGAGAGAAGGTCGTGATGACATTCTAATTGACGACACGCCATCCATGCAGGGGTCATGTTACTTTATGACCAAAGACCACTTCGAGAACTTTCTAGGGGGATTAAGTGAGGTCGGATATGGACAATTCTCTCAAGAAAGTCAAGAAATTGGCTTCAAAACATGGTTAGGTGGGGGTGCTGTAAAAGTAAACAAAAAAACATTTTATTGTCATTTACATAAAGGTCGTGTCTATGGAAGAATGTATCAAATGCCGGGAGGAACGGCTGAGGCTTCTAACTGGAGTGCTGATCACTGGCTGAACGATAGAGAACCAAACATGATTCATAAGTTTGAATGGTTCATTGATGAGAAGTTCCCCGGAATGCCCAAATGGGACAAAGACTGGCAGTTACAAATTAAACAAATGGGATGGACTTCTTAACCGAACTGGCTATCAAGTACCGCACCGACAAATGGGGAAAGCACAACTACACTCCATACTACTTTGAGCTGTTCAAGGGAATGAGAGACTGGGTTAAGAAAGTTGTCGAGGTAGGTGTAGCTGAGGGTGCAGGAGTACGAATGTTCAGAGACTTCTTCCCAAACGCCATGATATATGGTGCTGAGATAGACAAGAAAAGAATCTTTAGCGAGGACAGGATAAGGGTAATCAAGTGCGACCAAAGCAAAACAGATGATTTAGTGAACTTTCTAAGTATTACGGGATTTGACATAGATATATTTGTTGATGATGGCTCTCACGAACCAAAACATCAGGTTCATACCTGCCTTACAGTCCTACCCTTACTCAAAAAAGAGTCTGTCTATATCATTGAGGATGTATCTGAACCTAGCATTGTTGAATACTTTGAGGATTTCGACTACAAATTGGTAAGAGTTGGAGAAAGATACGATGATCAGTTACTAATTCTTAGACAGAAATGAAAGTCTCAATAATAATCCCTGCAAGAGGAGAGACTTTTGAGAATCTATCTCGTACAGTCAAGTCTATCTATGACAACGCCACAGGAGAGTTTGAGATAATCATTGGCTACGATGGCACACCACCTCACAACCTTAAAGGAATTGAGGACTCACGAACCAAGGTTATAGCGTTTCCCTCAACAGTCGGTATCAAGACTAATCTAAACGCTATGTGCGCTATGGCCACAGGCAAGTATATCTTCAAGCTAGATGCTCATTGTTCAGTCGGAAAAGGGTTTGATGAGATTCTACAGGCCGATATGGAAGATGACTGGATTGTCATGCCTCGTTTCTATGTTCTCAACGGAGAGAACTGGGAATGGCAACAGAGGAACGGCCAAGGAGAGTTCTATGACTACTTCTATCTATGTTGTCCGCTAACCGACCCCAAAGGATTCAGATTCAAAGCAGGTGGACATTGGCCTGAGAGAACAGCCGAGAGACTAGACAAAATGATTGACGAGACACCTCAGATTCATGGTTCGGGATGGTTCATCACCAAAGAACACTATTTTGAGCTAGGAGGCTTCCCAAATGTAGACCCATACGGCCATGCCCAAGAGCCTATCTGGTTAGCACTCAAGAACTGGCTATATGGAGGCAAGGTAATGGTCAACAAGAACACGTGGTATGCGCATTTACATCAACAGGGCAACAAGAGGGGTTATCACATGGACAAGAAACAAGAGGACAGGAGCTACCTAATTGCTGCCGACCACTTTATGTCAGACTCACGCATCGCCCAGTTCATAGACAAGTTCAGTCCGATGCCCACATGGCCGGAAAACTGGAGAGAATTACTAAATAAACATTACTCACATGGCTAAAAACTTACCTGTCAGCCTCGCATACGGCACACACCTACCTTGTCTTATAAAGGCGGTAGAGAAAACTACAGGGGATATACTCGAACTTGGAGCTGGACTGTTCAGCACACCATACCTTCGCTATGTTTGTATGTTGTCGGGAAGGAAACTTGTATCCTACGAGAACTTTGAGAGTTGGTATAACTTTATCCGAAAATACTACAGCGACAACGAGAACCACCAGATGTTCCTGATTGACGAATACAAGAACGCTCCGATTGACCGAGAGTGGGACATTGTCCTCATAGACCAGACACCGGACTCTAGTAGAACTGAGGAGATAGTGAGACTGAAAGACAAAGCTAAATATATTGTTATCCATGATGCTAACCCCAGCAATGACAAAGTTACTCACTATTCCAAGATATATCCATTATTTAAGTACCGAACCGACTGGACTGGGGATAACAACCGAGCCACAGTATTATCAAACATAGTACCCTTAGAGGACTTCTGGAAATGACATACGACAAGATAGTAGACAAGTACAAACTAAATGTAGGCAACCAGTACATAGTAGAGATTCCTGACATGGACTCTATTAACCTAGCAGAGCTGTTTGCCGAACTAGGATTCAATAAGGGTGTAGAACTGGGTGTAGACCGAGGTGAGTATTCAAAGATTCTGTGCGATGCTAACCCTGACCTTAAACTGTTTGGAGTTGACCCTTGGATTCCCGATGCTTATGAGAAGGATACCTACATCAACGAACCACCAGAATACTTCAACTCCTGTTATGAGGAGGCCAAGGAAAGACTTAAAGATACCAACTGCACCTTAGTCCGTAAGACCTCAGCCGATGCGTTGGCAGACTTTGAGGATGAGTCACTAGACTTTGTCTACATCGATGCTAATCATGACTTCCCTAACTTCACCTTTGACCTACACAACTGGCTCAAGAAAGTTAAGAAGGGTGGCATCATCTCAGGACACGACTTCGCCTACTTCTCGTACAGCAAATTCAATCATGTTAAGAGAGCCTTGATAGCCTACGCTAGATGCTACCGCATGATTCCTTTGTTTGTCTGCGGAATTACTAACATAAACACTCGACTCAAGAGAGACCACTTTAGGTCGTGGTTTTGGATAAAAATATGATCATAGGAGACGGAGACATCGCTAGTGTACTAAAAGACCGAGAAGATATTCTATTCTTTGCTTCCGGTGTGTCTAACTCCAAGGAGACTGACGAGAAAGAGTACGACAGGGAGAAAGCACTTCTCTTATCACAGAACGATTGGAGGAGGGTGGTGTACTTCAGCTCACTTGGTATCTTTGATGACAACTCACGCTACTATCAACACAAAAGGGAGATGGAGGAGCTAGTCAAGGGGTTCTCTAAATACTGCATTATCCGCATAGGCAACATCTCGTGGGGAAAGAATCCCAACACCCTGATTAACTACTTCAAGAACTGTGTAGCCGAGGGTAAGCCATTTCAGATTCAGGATGTATATCGCTACATTGTTGACGAGGACGAGTTTCAATACTGGCTTGACCGAATCCCTAACTTTAACTGCGAGATGAACATCCCCGGCAAACGAATGAAAGTCAAGGACATTTTTATCAAGTATGTATCAAATAATTATACCTACAAATGATTTCTATATTTGCTAAACCTGCCTTCCTCAATATCAATCCTTCCGAGGCGTTCAAGGACAGAACTAAGCCTATTCCCAAGGACAGAGGCCACCTACAGCGTGTTTCTTCAATGATACGAGGCGATCAGATTGCCGACCATATAGGAGCTAAGTTCAACCCCACTGAAGGATATGAGAACGGTGTTTGTATCTACGTCAAACCACAGGTTCAGAAAGGTGATGATTTTACCTTTGAAGGAAAGAAGAACTACATAGACATCGTAGACGGACATAACCTAGGTGAGTTAGCTAAAATGCACCCGGAAGTGGGGGTTATTGTGTGTTCGGAGGCTGACAGAAAAACAATGGCCAGTTGTATCTCCAACGAGATAGTTCTAATACCTCAACATCACTGCAACTATAACAGACTACATCGAACTAGAACAGGTATCAAGACAGTAGGAGTCATTGGAACTGCCGGAGCGTTCCCCATGCTACCAAAAGGTCTAAAAGAGGAGTTGGCCAAGAGAGACATCGAGCTGTTGGAGTTCTCCCGATTCTTCACCCGACAAGACATAATTGACTTCTACATGAAGATTGATGTGCAACTTGTCTGGCGACCATACCATAAGACTCTCTCCAACCCCCTGAAACTCGTAAACGCCTCATCTTTTGGTATTCCTACTATCGCCCTTGACGAGGATGCCTTTAAGGAAATGGAGGGTTGTTATCTACCGACTGACACGCTGTATGGCTTTCTAGGGCATTTAGATGCCTTGAGGACACAACCCGGACTCTATGACGAGTATTCTAAGAGGTGTATTGCTAAGTCAGAGGACTATCACATTGACACGATTAGTAAATTATATAAAAACTTAGACATATGATAGGAATAACCGCCGGATCATGGGATCTATTACACGCTGGACATATTCTATTCTTAAAAGAATGTAGGAGAAACTGTAGTGAACTCGTTGTTGGTCTATTAGTCGATCCTAGTATTGAAAGATCTAATAAGAATAAACCAGTACAGAGTATTTATGAAAGAGTTCTTCAATTAAAAGCCTGTAAATATGTTGATGATGTGGTTGTCTATGAGTCTGAAAGGGAACTTGAAACAATTTTAACGAATGGACATTTTGACATTAGATTTATGGGTACTGATCACGAAGGAGGCAAAATTACGGCTGAAAATGCTGTACCAATTGAATTTATTCCACGAACTCACAATTATTCATCAACCGAGCTAGTAGAAAGGATCAAAAATGGAAGAACCAAAAATACACGTTAGAAGAAGTCGAGAGTTTAAGTTGAAACCACAGTACAACAAGAACTTTCAGGTGATTAGACTGCACGACTTTGGATTTGTCCCCGAAACCTTAGTCTTTGAGAGAGTCAGACCTAACTGGTTTGCCGTATCGGCAGTCCTAACACCGGAAGAAGTTAAGAAACAAGAAGAAAGAGACAAGAAAGTTGATGAAACAATTAAAGATATTAAAAAGAAAGGTTCTAAAAAATGATCCTGTCTCAGACCCCTCTCCGCTTGTCCCTTCTCGGTGGCAACACCGACTTCAGAGAATACTACCTTAATTATGGAGGTCTGGTTTTGAGTACCACGATAGATAAATACATTTATTGCATTGTCAAAAAACGTTTTGATGACAAAATCATCGTCAACTATTCAATTAAGGAGACAGTAGACAGCGTTGATGATTTGAAACACGAACTTGTCAGAGAAGCGTTTAGACTGCTAGGGATAAAAAATGGTATAGAGGTGTCATTTTTAGCGGATATACCGAGTGAAGGTACTGGACTGGGGTCATCTAGCAGTGTCACAATCGGACTGCTAAATGCACTACATAATTATATAGGCGAAAATGTTTCAAACAGACAACTTGCAGAAGAAGCGATAAAGATAGAATTGGATATATTAAAGAAGCCAATTGGAGTCCAAGACCAACACGCAATCGCAATGGGAGGACTAAGAGCTATCCAATTTACAACGAGTGGAGAGGTGTTTGGAATGAAGGTCAAGATGGACGAATCGGTCAAGGAAGATTTTAACAACAGCCTTATGCTTTTCTATACAGGGATAACCAGAAAGGCGGACAGTATCCTCTCGAAGTTTGATGTCAAAGATAACAAGTCGTTACTCGACCAGAACAAGGAGTTGGCAAGGTCTGGTGTTGAGTCACTACTGAGAGGAAACCTTAAAAAGTTTGGAGAGTTGTTAAATCTCTACTGGGTAGTCAAAAAACAGTTAGGTGCAGAGATTAGCAACCCCGAAATAGACGAGATGTACGACAAAGCCATGAAGGCCGGAGCTATTGGTGGAAAGATAATCGGTGCTGGTGGTGGAGGATTCCTTCTTGTCATGTTCCCGGCCAACAAACGAGCCAAGATACGCAAAGCCCTTAAAGATTATAAAGAGCTTCCCTTCAGGTTTACTGATTACGGAAGCAGAATAATACACAACGCATGAAAGACTTATTTGAACTAATAGTAAAAGCCGATAATGTATTCATCTGTGGTAATGGTGGTAGCTCGGCAACCGCAGAACACATGGCAAGCGATCTATTCTCAAGGGACATAAAGGCAATGTGTCTTAGTAGCAACAACGCCATTATTACTATGATAGGCAACGACTACGGATACGAGCATATCTTCAGCAAGCAGTTGCAGGTATTCGGTACAAGCAAGGATTTACTGATAACCATATCTTGTAGTGGCACATCTCCCAACGTAGTTAAAGCTATCAGGGTGGCAAGAGCAATCGGTATGAAGGTGTATGAGTTCCCGACCTTCCTTATGGACAAAGACTACGAGAGGCTTGAGGACACGCACATGAAGTTAGTACACCAGTTAAAAAAACTGCTATGAATATGCTTTACAAATGCTGGATTTATTGGTACAATATGTTCATGATTAAATGTAAAGATTGTGGTAGTCCTAAATCTAGGAAAGGTTTGTATTGTAAGAAGTGTGGTTATAAACACAGGATTCGTCCAAAGGGGTTAATTTATGAAAAACATAAGGAAAACCCAACCTCATTCAAGAAAGGTGCAAGTCCTTGGAATAAAGGGAAAATAATGAAGTCTCTGTCTAGTTATCAATTGGGAGATAAAAGTGAGTTACATAAATGGCTAAGGAGACACTGGGGAAATCCAAAGAAATGCAAGGTGTGTGGTGATACTAAAAACATCCAATGGGCTAATAAAACAGGAAAATATCTTCGAAAACGGTCTGATTGGTTACAACTATGTAAAAAATGTCATCCTCGTTATGATTATGAAAAGTTTGGAGCAAGAAAAGTATTTTATGAGAAAGGAAACCCAACTTATGTCTAATATCTTATGTCTTGGAGGGGCAGGCTTCATCGGCAGTCATCTAGTCAGAAAACTCCTTGACCGGGGGGATACTGTTACTGTCATAGACAACATGAGCGTTGGCAAGGCTTCCAACCTCCCTAATCACAAGAACCTTCGGGTACAAGTAGCGGATATTCTTGACAACATCGGCTCGTATTACAAGGGGGTAGACGTTGTGTTTCACTTGGCGGCACAAACACGCCCACAGGCTTCTATTCTTGAACCGATTGAAACTAACATCGTCAATGTCAACGGAACGCTCAAAACACTACTACACTGTCGAGACAACAGGGTTAAACGAATAGTCTTTACTTCGACTACAGGGATATATGGCGATCAGGAACAGCTACCGACACCTGAGACAGCTCTACCCAATCCCATGTCCCCCTACGCTCTATCAAAACTCATCGGTGAGCAGTATTGCCAGTTGTTTGAGACCATGTACCGACAAGAGTTCAACATCTGTAGACCATTCAACGTCTATGGAGAACGTCAAAGCCCTAGTGTAGGATATGCAGCCGCCATTCCTAAGTTTATAGATGCTCTTAGCAAAGGAGAAACACCCTTCATTACAGGAGACGGAACTCAATCAAGAGACTTTATCTATGTAGGTGATGTAGTAGACCAGTTGCTACTCATGGCGACCTCCGAGATACATTCAGAAACCTTCAATGCCGGTTCAGGCGAAAGCACCTCTATAAACGATATTTATAGGATTATTTCAGGGATTATGGGAAAGAATGTTAAGCCAGATTATGTTGACCCAGTATTTGAACCCAAACAAACCCTTGGAGCTATCGACAAAGCAGAATACCTACTTGGTTGGAAGCCTAAATACAGTCTTGAAGAAGGACTAGCATTAACAATTAAGAATACCAATGCGAATAGCAATTGATTTTGATGGAGTTATCTGTAAACGCTGGGGTATTCCTACAAAAGAGGGATTTGGAGAACCTATGGAGGGATCTTTGGACTCAATTAACCTACTTATGAGTCTTGGACACGAAGTTTGGGTATTCACAAGTAATCCCGATTTGAATGCGGTGGCTTCGTGGCTAAATAAGTATAGTTTTCCACAATTAAAGATAACAAGCATTAAAGAACCAGCACATGTCTACATCGATGACCGGGCTTTGAGGTTCACTTCATGGAACGATATTAGAAAATATTTTGGTTAATGAAAATGAATTTTTTTAACACTACGATACAATTTTTCTCTAAAGTTAATTACTTTCTTTGGAAGGACACGATATTTTGTTTCTTTGCTTTTAGCAAGTTTAAGTACCAAATCTGCTTCTGGTTTCTTAATTCTCAAAAATGGATAGATTTGTTTA